TTGATTATGCTTTTAGTAATAATGCTCATGAATGCCCCTATTTTAATAGTTTAGAAATGTTTAATCCTGATTTAATTGATCTTGAATTAAGAAAATGAAAGTTCATATAATAGGAGTTCCACGAAACCCAAGTATTCCTGATATAGCAGTTGACCCCTATGCTAGGGCAAGTTACTGGCTTACTACGTTATTATATCGCGAAGGAATTGAAGTTTATTATTATGGATATACCTCATGTACTGTACAAGCTAATAAAAAATTTAACGTTTTAGACGCGGATTTTCACGCCAAATATTTTACAACTCAATTTGAAAATACTCAATGGACTTATTCAACTGAAGGGGACAATATTTACTCTCAATTAGCAGTTGAACAAATAAAACTTAATGCTTCTCCTGGTGATATTGTAGCTTGTATGTGGAGTGATAGTATTAAATTTGCTTTACCTCTCCAAGAAAAAGGAATTAAAGTAGTAGACGCCCACATAGGTCACCATATATACTCAGGAGCTCATTATAATGTGTTTACCTCAGTAGCTAATCAACATTTTGTGTATGGTAAATATGGTTTAGAAAACGGTAGATGGGGTGATGTAGTAATTCCACCACCTTGTGATAGTATTACTGAATTTGAATATAGTGAAACCAAAGATGATTATTATTTATTTTTAGCTAGATTAGTAAGACCTAAAGGGATTGATTTATTTTTAGATATAGCTAAAGAATTACCTAATAAAAAGTTTATCATAGCAGGTCAAGGTGATCTTAATTCAATACAAAATCCCATTTCTCCTAATGTTGAATTTGTAGGTTATGCTGATTTAGAAAAAAGAAAAAAATTATTATCTAAAGCTAAAGCTATTATTTCCCCTACCTATTACCCAGAACCCTTTGGATTAACTACAATTGAAGCTAACCTAAGTGGCACTCCCGTTATAACAACATCTTGGGGTGGTTATACTGATAACGTTAAACAAGGTGTAAGTGGGTTTAGATGTACATATTTTTCTGAATTTATTGATGCTATTAATAAAGTAGAATTGCTAGATCCAAAAGAATGTCGTAAATTTGGAGAACAATTTACCGCTGAAGAATCCGTAAAAAAATATATTAACTACTTTAACAACATTTCAAAATCCAATTGGTATGAATACTAACCTAATTATTACAGACAACTTTTATGTCCATTCCGACAAAGTAAGAGAATTTGCTTTATCTCAAGAATTCTCCGTTAGGGGTAATTATCCGGGCCAGCGCACTACACCTTTTTATTATGACGATTTAAAAAATTGCATTCAATATCTTGTACAAAACGCTGGTGGGAAAATTACCCAATTTGAAGAATTTGATTATAATACCGCATACCAATACACTACAGCTAAAGACAGCAGTTGGATACATTCAGATCAAACCACAATGTGGGCTGGGGTTTGTTATTTAACCCCAAATGCTCCCTTAACTTCGGGCACCGCTATATATAAACATAAAGAAACAGGTTTATATAAGGCAGCAACTAAAGAAGATGGTTCTTATGATAAAGAAATCATGGATAAAATTTATAAAGATTCTAGAGATATGTCTAAATGGGAAGTAGTAGATGTTGTAGCTAATAAATTTAATAGATTAGTACTTTATAGAGGTGATCTCTTTCATAGTTCATTAGATTATTTTGGTAAAGATAAATACGATGGTAGATTATTTCAAACCTTTTTCTTCAATACAGAATTTTGAAAACTAAAGTAAACCTATATTGGGATAAATGGAATTATGGACCTGAAGAAAGATCAGGTTTACATCCTTCTACTCCTAGCAAATTTATAGAATATACTAATGATCCAACTGATATAGCTATATTTGTTGATTATGATGGTTCTAGGAATAATTTAGAAACTATTGTTAAAAATTCCCAACAAAAATATAAGGTAATGGTTCAAATGGAACCTGCTTCATTTAATAGGGCTTTACATCAATGGATTTTAGAAAATGAACATCTATTTGATCTTATATTCACCCATTACCCAGCCTGGAAAGGATCGGGTAAATATCCCGAAAAATATAGATATTATATAGCGGGCTCTAGAACTTTCATCCTACCTCAGGATAGAAAAATTTATTCTAAATCTAAAAATATAACAGCTATTTTTTCTCAAAAGAATTTTGGATTAGAAGGTCATAATTTAAGACATTCTATAAGAAATACTTTTACCCAGAAACAACCAGGTATAATTGATTTTAATAATCCTGTTGAAAAAGTAGACGGACTTAAAGATTATAGATATGAAATTGTAGTTGAAAATGAATTCCCTTATTTTTTAACAGAAAAACATTTAGACAGTATACTCTCAGGATGTTTACCTGTAATCTGGGGCCACCCAGATACTAAACAATGGGAAGAATTTGATACTAATGGAATGTTGTTTTTTGAAAATGAAATTCAACTACTTAATTTAATTAATAGTAATATTTTAACTAAGGAGTTTTATGATTCTAAAATTAAATCTATTAAACATAACTTTAAAATAGCTCAAAAATATTTAAGTTTCGGAGACATCATGTGGAACTCAGGACTTAAAGAATTAATTTAATATTTATACACATATGGAAACAAAAGTTTTAACACAAGAAGAATTACAATCACTAAGAAATCTTAGAGATCAACAAAATGATATTTTAGCTGGACTCGGTTCACTTGAATACAGAATTACTTTATTAGAGAGTAATAAAGCTGCTCTAAAATCACAAATAGCTGAACTAGAAAAAACTAGTGCTGATTTAGGGGCTAAACTAACCGAAAAATACGGAAGTGGTAACCTTAATTTAGAAACAGGTGAAATTACTATAGAATAAAGTTTTTAAACTTTTAGTTGTATTTAATGGTTTTATAAAGATTTTTGATAAAATTTCATATATTTATAATAAAATTAAAAATACAACTATAAAATGGCAGAAACTTTAATTTCACCTGGGGTATTAGCTAGAGAGAATGATAGCTCATTTATTACTCAACAACCCGTAACTGTAGGTGCTGCTATATTGGGCCCCACAGTAAAAGGTCCAGTAGAAATTCCTACTGTAGTAACTACATACTCAGATTACTTAAGCAAATTTGGTGGAGCTTTCCTAAGTGGTGGTGCCGAATACAGCTATTTAACTCAAATCGCCGCTTACAATTACTTCCAACAAGGAGGTGAAAGCTTACTAGTAGCTAGAGTAGCTTCAGGATCATTTACTCCTGCCTCTTCTTCGGGTATTGCTAACAGTTTAGCTTCAAGCAATGGTACACAAGCTTCTTTTACATTCAGTGGTAGTGATTGGGCTGGAGTTGCAGTATATGGTGGAGGTCCCTCAGTAACAGGTTCAGCCACAGCTATTGCTCTTGAATTAGGTAATAATACTTATTACTTATCTCCTTACAGTTTTGAGTATACTAATAATGCTTTAGATTACAAGTATTTTAATGTTAACGGTACTTTAGCTTGGAACTCAAGTTCATATTTTACAGCTTTAGCAGCCGGTATTAATACTTGGGCGGAATTAGCAGCTTATGTTTCTGCTTCTTATAATTCAACTACTAATTTGTTCACATTAGCAGGTTCACCAAGTCTAATCCCTAATAATACTCAAGTTAATGGTTGGGATTTATACTATAAAGGATATATTGGTTGGGAATTAAGCCAAATGGTTCTTACTGGATCATTATCAGGTGGTGTTAATGGTACCTATAGTGATGCTTTTGTATTAAAAACTATTTCTGAGGGTACTATTATGAACAGTGCAGGAGCTACAGGCTCAAATGGTACTTTAGTAAGTGGTTCTTTAGATAATGTAAGATGGCAAATTGTATCCCCTGATACTTCTTCAGGTACATTTAATCTTTTAGTTAGACAAGGTGATGACACAACTACAGAACCTATTGTTCTTGAAACTTGGACAAACTTATCATTAGATCCAACTCAACCAAACTTTATCTCTAGAGTAATTGGTGACAGCTATAGCACATACAATTCAGCTGAAAACTATGTTGAAGTAATTGGCAACTACCCAAATAATTCAAGATATGTTTATGTAAGTTCTATCAACTACCCAACTCCAAATTATCTAAATAACAACGGTACAGCTCAACCACAATATACAGCTTCTATTCCATTAGCAGCAAGTGGTGCATTAGGTGGTGCTACTGGTAATTTATTCTATGGTGGTGGTGCTAAATTCTATGAAGCTATTACAGGTACTACAAACCTTCAGGGCATTAATGCGACTGATTATAGTGACATGATTGCATTAATGGCCAATCAAGATGATTACAGATTTAATGTTATCACAGCCCCTGGTCTTAACTTAACAGACAACAGCTCTCAATTAACTACATTAGCTAATACAGCTCAATCTAGAGGTGATGCAATTGCAGTTCTAGACCCAGTAGCTTATGGTGCTAGTGTAGGCCAAGCCACCTTAGCAGCCTCAGCAATCAATAACTCATATTCCGCCACTTATTGGCCATGGTTACAAACAATTGATCCAGGTACTGGTCAATTAGTATGGGTACCAGCTGCTACTATGATTCCGGCAGTATATGCGTTTACTGACAGTGTAAGTGAGCCTTGGTTCGCTCCGGCGGGTATTAACAGAGGCGGTTTAGATACCGTAGTAAGAGCGGAAAGAAAACTTTCACAAACAAATCGTAATGACTTGTATATAGGTAATGTAAACCCAATTGCAACATTCCCAGGAACTGGAGTTGTAGTATACGGTCAAAAAACTTTACAGAAAAAAGCATCTGCACTTGATCGTGTAAATGTACGTAGATTGTTAATCGCCCTTAAGTCTTACATTTCTCAAGTAGCCAATAATTTAGTGTTTGAACAAAATACAATTGCTACAAGAAACCAATTCTTAAGCCAAGTTAACCCATACTTAGAAAGTGTTCAACAGCGTCAAGGTCTATACGCGTTTAGAGTAATTATGGATGATTCCAACAACACTCCAGACGTAATTGATAGAAACCAGTTAGTAGGTCAGATTTATCTACAACCAACTAAAACTGCTGAATTCATTTACCTCGACTTTAACTTATTACCAACTGGAGCTACCTTCCCAGGTTAAGAGTTGTAATTGACAATATTTATAATAAAATAAATAATATAGCAAAATGGCAGTATTAGACCCAAATGAAATATTTTTCACAGCGTTTGAACCAAAACAGGCGAACCGCTTTATCATGTACATTGATGGTATCCCATCATACACAATTAAAGCAATCGGTGCTGTAACTTTAACACAA